CTGAAGAGTGGTACATAGGACACGACCACAAAGATTTTAAAGCTGAAGAAATTGAATGAAAGCAAAAAAGATTAAAGAGAAATTAGAATTCTGGTCAATCTATTATAGAGAGGGTATCATTGGCTTTGTAATAGGTTTTATATTGGGGGCGATAATATTATGAAACAAAGCCCAATGTCAGATGAATTTCACGATTGGTTAGACCAATGCCCCGTGCAGTGGTTTAGAGATAAGGTTGGTAAAGACTATGTGTTCTATGCTTTTGAAACACCAAACGAGGACGAAGATGCCAGTTCAAAGTAAGGATTATGGATCAATACTATACAACCATTATCTTTGGTGTTTGAAAGAGGGTAGGAATATAGATTGGTTTTACGAAGAAAAAACAAAGGAAGAGGAACAAGCGAGAGAGCAGAGAGGATAATATGGAAATGAAAAATAATATAACAAAAAAAGAATACGCACAACGAGAAGTAGATATAATGGAGGACGTGGAGGATATGAAAGATTTTATCTATCATTATTTTTATTCAAGAGTTGAAAATATGACTAACAAGCAATTTAAACAATATATAAAAGATTTGGGGTGGGAGTAATATGAAACCTAAAGAAAAAAGAGAACGTAAGTTAAAAGCGTGGATATTAAAATACATTAGAAATTTAAAAAAATTACCTAAACTTCCTAAACCGAATAAAGAGGGTAAAATTGGTATCGAGTGGCTACAAGTCGAAGAAGATATTTATTTAACTGCTAAAGATCAATTTTATGGTGTTTATGGTTATGGAAACGAGAAAGATTGGTGGGACGGCAAAATGAGTTGGGTTTTTTGGTATGTGTGTGATGAAGTAGAAAATTTAATTAATAAGTTAAAACAACAAGCGAGAGAGCAGAAAGGATAATATGAAAGTTAAAGAACTAATAAAAATATTAAAACAAGCACCACAAGATATTGATATAGATGTATTTAATCATGACACAGATTATTTACAAAAAATCGATGATGTCTGGATACCAAGTAAGGAAGATATGAAAGACAATCCAGAAGTACAATTAGAAATAAATAAACATATTGGTTTAAAACCTAGGATATTATAAGAAATATGAAAAAAATAATTAATGAACAAGTGAGCAGAAGTGAGAACCTATAAATTCACAGGCGACAGTAAAGAGTTCGAGGTACAGGCGAGAAGTTTGAAAAAAGCTCTCCGTTCTGCCGAAACACAAGCGACAGGCGACAAGCGAATCACAGGCGAGTGGACGAACAAGCGAGGCAACGAAGTTATCAAAGAGTTTACTCTACCCATCAGGCGTAGAAAGAAGAAATAATTAATAGTCTTTAATATATCCGGGTGGAAGTATTAGTTTCTCTTCTCGGTTTGGTTTTAATACAACACGAATAGAACTATCAAGCGGGTTTGTACTTTCATGCACTTCAATACGTTTTATTTCTTCAAGATAACCTCTTTGTGTCATGATATATATTTTAGCATCACTTACGGCATTACCTTGTCTACCATTATTACCTTCAGTAAACTTAGATAAATATTCTTGAAGATGTTTAACATACATTAAAGACCACCTTTGTCTCTAAGATTTGCAACTGGATTTTGTTGTTTACCTCTAAGCTCTTGGTTTTCTTTTTTTAATTGATCTAATTGTATTGTATAAAATTCTACTTTTTGTTCTAGTTGTTTAATATCTTTTCTAAGTTCTGCATTTAGATTATGGTGTTCAACATTAATTTTCATTAAGTCATGTATTCTTTGCTCTAAATCATTTGGTCCTCTTTCTGGATAAACGTTGTAGTTAGGATCTTTATTTATTTCCTCTTTCATTTTATTAAAATCACCATGATGTTTTAAATCACCAGCAAAAGGCCCAGCGTCATAATGAGGGTCTACACTCTCGGTTTGTTTTGTGTTTTTAACTTTCTCTATTTCTTGCCAAATTCTTTTGGCATCTTTATTACTTGTTACCATACTTGACATTATAGGAATGTTCCCTTAAAAAGTCAATATGGGAGTACCAAAGAGATTAACAGAAATGCAAAAAAGGTTTGCAGAATACATAGTATTTGGTGGACCTGACGGACCTTTATCACAAACGGAAGCGGCAAAACTCGCAGGTTATAGCGAAAAAAGAGCTAGGTCTGAAGGCTCAGAGTTATTAAACCCAAGACTATCTCCACTCGTGGTGCAATACGTAGATAAATTAAAACAAGAAAGATTAAGAAAGTTTGAAGTTAACTATGAAAACCACGTAGCAGAATTATCAAGAATAAAAGAAGCAGCTTTAAAAAAAGGTAGTTTCTCATCAGCCGTAAACGCAGAAACAAACAGAGGTAAGGCTGCAGGGTTATACATAGATAGAAAGATTATTAAGACTGGTAAATTAGATGATATGTCTATTGAAGAATTAGAAGCTAGAATGAAAAAGATTGAAGAGGATTACTCTCAAATTATAGACGTTACCCCCGACCCTAAAAAGATCGAGGGCAACAAAAAAGATTAATCTCTATCGTCGTCTTCGATATCTTCGCCATCATCTTCTTCAACTTCAACATCATCTTGCATTTCTAGAACGTCCATGATGTTTGCGATTTTGTTTTCTAACGCCTCCACCTTTTCTTCTAGTTGTTCGATTTTGTTTTTTTCGTTTTCTTCGTTGTTTCCGAACATGTTTCCTCCCTCTTGGTTGATTGAAGCCGAATAGATAACGATTGTCTACAAGCCAATCAATCATTTTGTTTCCTATTATGTTGTTATTTTATCCATTTTAATAACGCAACCAATGGGAAAAATGTTTCTATCTGAAAAGCATTCTTCTTTAGTGTCAAACGTACTAAATGTGTATAAAAATTTTTTAGTTTTCTTGTAAACATATGCTTGAGTAAGCATAATACAAGCTTCGGACTTATCAAACTCTTCAGCAGTAGCATGGCCTCCGTCGGAAGTGATATCAACCCAACGGATCTGATAGAAGTAATATTTCTTTTTATTTACAAGAGCGTGTTTGTATCTCTTTTTTCTTTTTCTTGCCATAATTTTGCCATAATTAGATTTGCGACCTTATATGTGTTATAAATTATTATATCACACTTTCTAACTAAAAAATAAAAAACTGGTCGCAAAGGGTAAAATGGTACTATAGAAGACCAAAAATCGTTGAGTTTATTGACTAATTTAACAAAATTTTTGCGACCCGCAAAGGGGTCGCAAGAGGTCGCAAACGTCGCAAAGTTACCTTGAATTACTACCTGAAGTTGTATTTTCATCTAAAAACCCAAAATGAACAGCAGTTTTGCGACTAATGCGACTCGTTGCGACTGCTTTGCGACTAAATTTAGTCGCAAAATCTTGCCTAATTTATGCCATAAATTCGCTGCAATATTGCCATCTTTGATTGAGCTGCCTCAATTCTGTCCAAGTGTTTGTCGATCTCCCCTGTAATATCTGTATGCTCTGGTATAATTCTAGACTCAGTCATCATAATAGATATTTTAGTGTTTGCATCTGCTATTTCAGCTTCGTATTTCGCAATCAAAGCTTTGTAGATCATTTCACGCGCCATTAAAATAGTCCTCCCTGTTTATGTTTACTTCTGCTTTTTCTTTTTCGTCTTTCATTAAATCATAATACTGATCTAATCTTCTTAAAAAATCGTGTTTTGCTCTACGTAAATTAGCCCCATCAATTCTAAATTCTTGATAATATAGGTCAGGGGTACATACCATTATGATAGCTTGTTCAATACTAGATCCATGTACTTGATCATGAGCCATGGCATATGCACCACATTGTAATTTATAATCTCCAATCCATTCCTCTCTCTTGGGTCTATTAGATTGTTTAAAGTCAATGACAGTTTCTTTACCATTGTGTATGCCTACTAAGTCCGTAGAGCCTGCGTAGAGGCCGGGATAATACAACGTGACCTCCGAGCCGAAATATTCAGAGACAGGGGTTAAGCCTTCGTTTATGACCTTCTCAGCCATACTTTTAGTTTGTTTTCCAAGCTCTGTTAAATCTTCATAACCTGTACCTAATACATAGTTTTCCAGATATTTGTGCATAGATGTTCCACGTGTTGCTGATTCGTTTTTGATTCGTTCTGCTTCTGTTTTACCTTTTCGCTTTATCCACGAATCTAGGAAACTTGTATCTTTTGTCTTTCCAAGAACCGTGGTCACTGATGGGAGTTTAT